CCTGCCGTATACGTATGTAATGTACACCTCTCGTTATCTACAAAAGGAAATCAAATGATATGCGACAACTGTGGGCAAAGTGAGATGTCTGTTGTAGGACAACTTGCAAATGTCAAATCAACTGTACTCAATATGGTTAAGTGTTACACCTGTGGGTATGGAAGTGTAAGAAAAGCTAACACGAAAAGGAGATAATGTGGTAAGAAATATCACCATAGGTAGCGTATTTAAAGATGAAAGAAGTTCATCTGCAATACCAACTACTAAAAAGAATAGAATTAAGAACAAGAAAATTCTTAATTTAGCAAAACAAAATCCTAATACTGAATATGTAGTGGATATGCGAATAGACAATGATAGGAATTGGGCAGAGCTTGACTTTGAAGTAGAGCAATACAGAGCATTAGCCCCTATGGGCTTTCGTTTTCGTGCTACATATGAAGAAGGACAAGAAGGCTTCGTGTACTTGCTCGTTAAATATGTAGATAACGGTATGTCTCACGAAGAAGAACAATGAAAATAAAAGGAGGGCTATATGAATAGTGATGACTTTGATGATTTTGAACAATCATTT